TAAAAAAGGATTGTTACTATAAAATATTATTGAGTAATGGCAAAATAATAAAATGTTCGGACAATCATCCTTTTATATATAAAAATTCAGTACTGCGATCTCACGATATCAAAATCGGATCAAAAATATCGGGAGCAAATGGTGTAGATGTAGTTGTCATAACGATAGAAAAATTCGAAAATCCCATTGATTTATATGATATAGTAAACGTCTCCGGCGGTAATGTTTTTAATGTAGACGGAATTGTTTCACATAATTGTGATTTTAGTACATCAGGTAATCAAGTTGTTAGTGTTGATGTTCTTGAGTTTTACAAACAAACATATCTAAAAGATCCCGTAGAAAAGCGTGGTAATAATCAAGATTTATGGATCTGGGATTATCCAAATTATAGTAAAAATTATCTATTAACAGCTGACTGTGCAAGAGGAGACGGTGGAGATTTTAGTGCTTTTCATGTTATAGATGTAGAAACGATGGAACAAGTTGCTGAATATAGAGGGCAACTAACAACCAAAGATTATGGTAATCTATTGGTTAGTGTTGCAACCGAATATAACAATGCTTTGTTGGTAGTAGAAAATAATAACGTGGGTTGGGGAACACTTCAACAGATTATAGACCGAGATTACCAAAATACATTTTATAGCGCAACTGATCTTACTATAGTTGATGTTGAAAAAACATATAGTAACAAATTGCACGCACAAGATAAAAAGTTGGTGGCGGGATTTACAACTACTAGTAAAAACAGACCGTTAATTGTAAGTAATTTAGAGTTATTCTTCAGACAAAAACAAGTCATTATGAAGTCTAAAAGACTGTTTGAAGAATTGAACGTGTTTATATGGAATGGACCAAAAGCTGAGGCAATGAGAGGTTATAACGACGATTTAGTGATGTCTATGGGTATTGGTTTGTGGGTTCGTGAAACTGCTCTTAGACTACGAAACGATCAAATAGCTTATAACAAAGCAATGATTTCTAAAATATCTAAGGTTACTAGTCCTGTTACTGTTCAAAAGGATGTAAGCCCTATTGCTGACCATCATAAGACGATGGATTTTACGGTAAACAATAAAAAAGAAAGTTTAACTTGGTTATTGTAAATACTTATATAATAGAATAATATATGTCAGATCAATCATTTCAGGAATTAAGAAATCGTTCATTATTTGCACGTTTGAAACGTTTGTTTTCAAACGACGTAATTGTTCGTAATATCGGCGGTAAGAAATTAAAGGTAATTGATACTGATGAGATTCAATATGCTACAGATCGTAATAGTTTAAGAGATCGTTTTAATAGATTACGTACAACTTCATATAATCAATATACAAGAGATTTCAATTTATCATATCAAAGTAGTCGTGTAGAACTATTTCGTGATTATGATACTATGGATATGGATCCAATTCTAGCATCTGCATTGGACATTTACGCAGATGAATGTACAACTAGAAATGAAATGGGAGAAATTCTTCAAATCAAATCTACAAACGATGAAATCAAGAATATTCTACACAATTTGTTTTATGATATTCTAAACATCGAATTCAACCTTTGGAGTTGGACTCGTTGTATGGTTAAATACGGAGATTTTTATCTACGTTTACATATTAGTCCTGAATATGGTGTATACATGGTAGAACCATTGAGTACTTACTATGTAACCCGTGTAGAAAATGCCGTATTAACAAATAAAAGCTTTGTTAAATTTCAAGTTAATTTGCCATACGGAAATAAACTTGAAGATTTAGAAAATTATCAAATTGCACATTTTAGATTGTTGAGTGACAGTAACTTCTTGCCATATGGTAAGAGTATGTTGGAAGGTGCTCGTCGTGTATGGAAACAATTAAGTTTGATGGAAGACGCAATGTTAATTCATCGTATCATGCGTGCTCCTGAAAAACGTATTTTCAAAGTTGATATTGGTAATATTCCTCCAAATGAAGTTGATAATCATATGGAACGTATTATGAACCAAATGAAAAAGACACCATATTTGGATCAACAAACAGGTGATTATAATTTACGTTTTAATCTACAAAACATGGTAGAAGACTTTTTCTTGCCAGTTCGTGGTAGTGATAGTGGTACCAGCATTGATAATTTGCCCGGTCTTGAATGGACTGGTACAGATGATATCGAATATCTACGTAATAAGATGATGGCAGCACTTAAGATTCCAAAGGCATTCTTGGGATACGACGAAAGTTTAAGTGGTAAAGCTACATTGGCAGCAGAAGATATTCGTTTTGCTCGTACAATTCAACGTGTACAACGTATCATTGTTAGTGAATTAAATAAGATTGCGGTTATTCATTTGTATTCACAAGGATATAGAGATGAATCGTTGGTAGATTTCACATTAGAACTAACCAATCCATCTACTATCTTTGAAAAAGAAAAGATTGATGTTTGGAAGAGTAAGGTTGAAGTTAGTAAAGACATGCAAGAAAATAAATTCTTCAGTAAAAAGTGGATTTATGAAAATGTATTTAGTCTTACAGATCAAGATATGATTGAGTTGCAAAAACAACTTATTGACGATGCTAAGGGAACTTATAGATTCAAACAAATCGAAGAAGAAGGTAACGATCCAGCAATTAAGTTCTTACAATCAGCTGATAAAGAAGAAGGTGGTGGCGAAGGACCGGGTGCAGATATGGGTGGAGGTGGACCAGGTTCAGATTTGAGTTCAGAAACACCTCCTGATACTTCAGCTGAAACCCCACCTTCTGAAAAACCAAGTGGAGAAACCGGTGGAAAAGAAAGCAAACCAGCTACACCACCAAAATTGGCAGAACGTGATCAAACTGGTAGAAAAGATGCGTCCAAATATAGATTTGGTGAAGATCCATTGGGTACATTAGAGAACAACAGACGTAGTGATTTATCAGTAACACACAAGTATAAAAATAAATCTCCGTTATCATTAGAATCTCTCAGAGGATTAACTAGTATGTTGAACACCGTGGAAGAAGAAAAGAAAATTTTAAGAGAAGGAGAAGAAAAATCCTTTATGGATGAAAGAAATATAAAAGAATAAACACAAATCCTATATATTTATGGAGTTCTGATATATTTATAAATAATATTAATATTATGCATAAGAAAGCAAAACATTCAAAATTCAAGAATGCTGGAATATTGTTTGAACTTCTTACGCGTCAAATTACTGCAGATATTTTGGCGGGTAGGGATGAGACGTTTACTAAAAATTTGATGTTTAAGTACTTCCACGAAAGTAAAGAACTTGGCAAAGAAGCACAGTTATATAATTTTGTACTACAACAAACCAGCAAGGATACAAACGCAGCCGAACGTATTCTAAATGTAGTATTACAAACACGTTCCAAACTAGACGAACGTGAATTGAACAAACAAAAATATAACGTCATTAAAGAGATCAAAGAAAAATATAATATTGATGAATTTTTAAAGAACAAAATTCCCAATTATAAGTTGTATGCTTCGATTTATAAATTGTTTGAAAACCAAGCTGAGCAAGAAGTTAAATTTGACGTATCTGAACTATTGGAGTCCAGAGAATATATCGTTGAAAATTTAACCAAAGAAAAGAAGAGTGACGAAGAAAGTTTGGATGTTTATGGAAGTCAGAGTGCAGAAGTGAGATTGTTAGCTTATAAGTTCTTGATAGAAAATTTCAACACTAAGTATAGTAATTTGTTACCAGCACAAAAGAAACTACTTAAGGAGTATATCACAAATATTAGTAATTCAAGTAAGTTTACTAAATTTGTTAACGAAGAATACAAAAGAGTCAGTATCATTCTAAAGGAAAATCTTCAAACGATCAATTCGGATATAGTTAAGATTAAAATCACCGAAGTTGTAAATCAATTTTCCAATAAAAACGTAGTGGGTGTAGTAAAGGAAAATCAACTAACTTCATTGTTAAATGCATATGAATTGGTTGAGGAAATTGAAAAGATAAAGAATGAAGTCCCATCTAAAACACAAAATTAAGAAGCTTTTAACTAAATTAAGAGCCAAAAACGAAGCCAGTACAACGGGGACCGCACCTGTTGCTTCTGGTCCAGTTGCTGTAGGTGGTGACGCTGCTAGAACTCCATTTGCTTTTTCTAGAAGAGGAGCAAGACCAGCTACATATACACAATTAGGATATAAATTGGCAAAACCAGTAAAAAGAAGTCCTGGGTATAAGTTGGAAAATCAAATGTATAGTCAACCAGCATATGGTACTCCTGCTTTTAATATAGAACCAGTAGATACCTATACAGATGAACACGGATTGGTTCAACATAATGATCCTGATTTAGATCCAAATTTAGTTGGATATAAACAAGGAAGCTTACCATTTACAGAAGGGTTTAATGGTTTGAAGTATGAACAAGACGGTCAACAACCACAACCTCAAGCACAACCTCAACAGGCTACTCAACCTACTCCACAACCAAAACCACAACAATCCGTTAACGTAACAAATTATGATGTGTTGCCTGATTTTAGTAGTTTTGATACCAAATTAAAAAGTAGCACCGAATCGTTGAAGAATAATCTTCAAAAGACAATTCAAGATAAAATCTTAGGTAAGAAAATCGTTGTAAGAGCAAGCAAAGGATATAAACAACCGGAGACGGACTATACTATAAACGTTACCGGAGTAGCAATCGACTATTATTATGATCGATATGTAATTATTATAATTGGTCGTGAAGAAAATAAACAAAAAGTAGCTAAGTTCTTTATTAAACCAGGTTTTTCTATAAAAATATTAGGATCTGCCGATTTAAAACCAAAGGATCAATATCAAGTTGCTAAATCTAAAGCACTTGTGAGTCCTCAACAGTCAGCAACTCCTACCAATACCGTAACCTCGGATGAAGAAGAACCTTCAACTGAACCAAATACTGGTGCAGAACAACAACCTCCTACACAACCAAAAGTATAATATGAAACAAGTATTAATTGATGTAATGCCATTTGAATTTAAGCGAACATCTTTGAATGAATCGCTAAAAGATGGTAAACTTCTTGTAAACGGCGTATTGCAAAGAGCTGATGCCAAGAATCAAAACGGCCGCGTATATCCAGAAGACGTATTGAAACGAGAAGCTGATAAATATATGCAAAATTTCGTTAAACAACGTCGTGCTATGGGTGAACTTGATCATCCAGAATCTTCTGTTGTTAACTTAAAGAACGTCAGTCACAACATTGTGGATATGGGTTGGGATGGAAAAGATCTAGTTGGTACCGTTGAAATTCTTCCTACACCAAGTGGTAATATTCTTAGAGATTTATTACAATCTGGTATTTTATTG